ACTCCGTTATCACGTGCGTATGATTGAGCGCCGATTGCAACAGAGCCTTGACCATTGGTCTTCGCGTTGTAACCAATGGCCGTACTGTTGATGGCAAGGTTGTCTGTGTCATATCCAAGTGATACGCACCTGTCGGTGCTATTAGCGTTTTCGCCGATAACATACGATTGAGAACCGGCTGATGAATTCAAACCTAACTCAAGTTTAATAGCCGTTGCCGGATCAAAGCCACCGCCAGCATCAATCCAGTCATAATCAGCGCCTGTATAGCTTAGAACCTGACCTGAGGTAGCAGTTGATGTATTTAAATGAGTGTCTACATCTGCGTCTCCATAGCTTGGCGTTGTAATTGCAAAGGTATCTGGATCAAAGGTCGAGTTAGCAGGGATAAAGCCTTCGTTAGCAATATAAAGCTGATCATAAGAGATCATTGAGATAGTGCCAGTTGGACTAGATGAGTTCATGGTTAAATTGTTACTTAGCTGACCAAGAGTCGCGCCAAGATCAATATCATCGCCAACCTGAACCCCGTTAAAAAACACTGTGACAATGTTTGATACCTTGCGGATCGCGTAGTGGTTCCACGCATTACATACGGCTCCTAAAGTTGTTACATCAACCAAAGTTGTAGTTGTTATGCCTACCGATGGATGGTAAGTATATAGCTTTAATACTTGAGAATTGCTTTGATATCCAAGAGCAAAATGACCGTTTGCAAAAGTATCGTTAGCAATTACTGGGAAGATACTTCCAGGGCTTCCGTTTAAACCAAAGGTGGCTTTATTTGCCCACACAGCTATGAAGAAGTCAGAAGACTCGGTTCCAGCGCCAGTGATAGTTAGCTTTGGTCCGCTAGCGCCATAGACTTCTGTAGTTGCGTAAGCTGTAGTTGTTCCGTTTCTGCCAGCCTCATAAGCCCAGACGCTTGTAGATGATGCGGTTGACGCACCAGTAGTCCCGTCATTTGTAAGGTTATTTTCAAACTCGTATGATTCATCAAATGAGACGGGCTCTGCACCACCGCCTGCCAATTCAGACAACGTGTAGCTAGTTAAAACACCAGATTCGTATTGAGAAAAAGACAAAGTAGAGTTGGTAAGACTGCCAGAAACTTCAGCCTTTGCTAAAACTGAGCCTCCAGTTTTAGTTATTACTGGATTTACTTCAAACATCTCCCAGTAGGTATCAGGACCGCCGTTCATTGCTTTGGCTACGAATTTCCAGCCCTGATATGAAGCAGTGCTTTGAAACTCAATCAGTATCGGGGTTCCGCTTGGCACTGGAGTTGTTTGAGCAGTGGAAGCATTTTCAATAAATGTCCAAGTAGCTCCTGCGTCGTTTGTTCCGTAAAGATCAACCTCACTTGGAATATTTGTGTTTTGAGGTCTTGCCATCCATGAGACGCTTTGTAGATATCCTGAATCAACAGTGTTATAAAACCAAAAAGCTGTTTGACTAGCTACAGCACTAGCTGAGTTGCTGTGGTAAAAAGTCGCCGGATCGCCATCAAGAGCTTTCCAAGGAAAATAAAGTGAGCCAAGATTATCAGTAGCATCAGCCGTCCAATTGCCAGTAGTTGGATCGGTAAAAAGGGGAAGGTTTAACGGAACATTAGCAGCGGTCTTTATTGATACTGGAGCTGTAAGAATAGATACGTCACCACCACCGCCGCCAGACTCAAAATTATATGCAAGCGATGTCCAAGCCGTAGCCCCATCGCCAATCTTAATCTTACCAGTATCTGTTTCGTAGCCCTGCTCGCCATCAGACAGGATCGGATCTACCGAAGTCCAATTGGCTGCGGTATCGCGACGTATTTGAATTTTATCTGCCATAAAAGTATCCTAAAAATTTTAATTTTTAAACAGCAACTACTGTTAATGATCCGCCATTGGCTATTGATATTTTGTAACGCGTCCCATCTGGGCTTGCAAGAATTATGCCTTCTCCTGCTCCTCCTATTTCAAGTTTAGCGTCAGACGTCGTAACGCCAATTCCGACGTTCCCACTAGCAAAGCTCCAACCGCTAGCGGTAGTATAGTCTAGCGATGAATCAGTAGATGCTAGGTGAATATGTCCTGTGCTTGTGTCGTTTAATGCGACCCCTGTAGAGCTAATAATTACGCCGTTGGCACCCTGATCTGTCTGCCCTGCTAAATACCCGATTGAAATAGCGTTAGAGCCTTGAAATGTCTGCCCCGCGTAAGCACCTACGGCAACAGCGTTTGCTTGCTGTGATGCTGTCTGATTTGATGGGGAGCTGCCCGCAAATCTGCCTATAGCGACGCCGTTAGTTTGCTGATAATATCCAGAATAATATCCTATAGCTACGCCATAACTTTGTTGCCCTTGATTTCCTGCAAATGAACCTACGGCAACCGCTCTTGTTGCCTGCGCGCCAAAAGCCGCTTGATTTCCAATCGCAACAGCTTCAGTCGCCTGTCCCGAATATCCTGCTCTAAATCCAACTCCGACCGCGTATGCCTTTTGACCTGTGTATCCTGCGTTACTGCCTACAGCAGTCGCGTCATACTGCTGGCTTATAGTTCCCGCTCTAAATCCAACGGCCGTTGCGGAATTTTGCTGATTTGTTTTGCCCGCCTCATACCCGATGGCCACAGCTTGATCTTGTTGCCCAGATTGCGCCGCTCGATATCCGATCGCAACCGAATTACCTCTTTGAGATGTTTGTCCTGCTTGATATCCAATAGCAACAGACCCAGCTAAACTTGTCGTGCCTGATCCGGTTCCGGCAGAGAAGCTAGTCACATTAGCGCCGGACTGATACGACAGCAGGGAGCCTACGTTTGTAATTCCTGCGGTAGTAATCGGGTTAGTCGTCACCGCGCCAGCAGTAGTTACGTCCTGCAAAGTTGACGATCCACCGCCTCCAGCGTCAATCCAATCATAATCAGTGCCTGTATAAGACAAAACCTGACCGGTTGTTGCTGTTGACGTATTTAAATGTAGGTCTACATCTGCGTCCGTATAAGCTACGTACTCAAAGTTGTAGGCAAGAGATGTCCAGGCAGTAGATCCATCGCCAATCTTGATCTTGCCGGTATCTATTTCGTAACCCTGCTCACCTTCAGATAGTACTGGGTTATTGCTTACCCATTCAACTGTAGTGTCGCGACGTATTTGAATTTTATCTGCCATTGTATTTGCTGCCTTTGGCTTTTTATTGATTAATTATGCTGAGCCGCCATCTACAGATATAGATGTTGGAGTCCAGTTTGATGTTGCTGCGTCATATGACAAAACCTGCCCGTCGGTGGCCGGGGTGGTAAGATTGACGTCGTGAATATCTGCAAGATCAGAGCCGAAGCTAATCCTTACAAATATGTCGCCGTTAGTTGGGTTTACATGAGTTACCGCTGCCACAAGTAATGAGTGTTCTGGCGGTAATGGCTTTACGTTAGTGAGAGCGCCAGGTGTTGTTACGTCCATCCAAAGCAGGTCTCCCTCGGTCCATGCGCTCGTATCAAGGCCTTGCACAGGGCCAAGATCTGTCACGTAACCAAAGCCATTTAATGGGATATTGTCTTGCGCTACACCTACAACCAACTGATCAATAAATCCAGCCGTTGTATTGTCTGCTTTTGCGATCAAGATGTTACTACCCTGGGCGCCAGCAAACATTACTAGGTCGCCCTTAGTAATTGCCTCTGATGCCTTTGCGTACACCAATACGCTGGTAGCAGGGACGCCAGTAACATCCGGAAAGTATTCAAGGTTTGTCCAGTTTGATGTGCCGTCACCAATCTTTAGCTTGTTGTCGTCGTACTCGTAGCCAATCTCGCCCTGACCCAGCGTCGGGTTGTTTGCAGTCCAGTTGGCTGCCGTATCTCTGCGTACTGAAATTCTATAGCTCATCCAGCCACCATCTGTCCTTGTATGAAGTCGATGCCTAGGGGTTCTGTTGCCGAATTCCCGCCATCAAGATTTGCTGTGTATAGGTGTATGGAGTTGATTCCGCCATCTACCCACTCGCCGTAATATACCGGGCCGCTTCCTGTTGTAACCACCCACTCAAGCCCGTAATAAACATACAGGGTTAAGTCATTAGTGTTGAACCAAAGGTCGCCCTCGGTAGCAGGCGATGGATCTATATTAGATACCGTTACACTAGACCCGCCGCCAGACGCTATGCCTAAAGCTGCAAGCTCATCGCTTATCTTCTGAGAAGACCATGTTGAAGTGCTTGATATCTTGTAGTCGGCTATGGCACTGCTGCCGCTTATGCCGTCTGCACCGGCAGGCCCTGTAGCGCCTGTAGGCCCTATCGGACCCTGCGGCCCTGTAGCGCCAGCTTGACCTTGAGGCCCTTGAGCGCCAGCCTCGCCGCTCGATCCGCCATTAAGATTTCTTAAAAAATCATCTACAGAAAAAAAGCCGTTCTGAATTCTGCGAAGCTCGTTAATCAGCCAGAACCTTGCGGCATCCCAGTCTTCAGGCGCCGCATCTAACGACCGGTACACCTGAATCGACGTATTATTTTGTCGTATTGCGTTCTTGTCAGCCATTAGATACCCATATGCCTATGAGAGGCATCAGAACGCCCTGTGAGAGAGATTAGGGCCTCGCTTATGTTACATATCATTTTATCACAGTTGTCCTTGTAGCGCATTACAGAGCCTCCTACGCCTATCTTCCGGCAGACTGAGCAACGTCAATGTCACCGCCGGTAAACGCAAGCTGAGCAGAGTCTGTAAGATCAAAGCTCATCGCCAGGTATCGACCAGAAGACCTGTAGTCAATCTTGTATGCGCCACCAAAATCCCTGCCCTCTAAGCTAACGGTAACCGGGGCGCGCCAGTTTGGGTCTTCCATAAGATTGTTTGCCCAGCCAACGTGAAACTTAATCGTGTTATCGCTGCCTTCCGGTATAAAACTCTGATCAGACTGCATATGAAACATGAATTGCTTGGTCTGCTTGATCTTGTTTGTAGTCCACTCAGATACAAGGTCATCAAAATCTATCTGCGTTCGTGTGACATAATACCGCTTCAAAGAAGAAGCCCTGTTTGAGACTTTTTCGGCAGAGTACAGGTTGCCGTTTACCATCTGAATAAGCTCTTTAGAGTTGCCTTTAGAGAACGTGTCAGACCATTGTAACGCTGCAGCGGTTGTCTCAGCCCACGTTGCCTGTTTTGCAGCGGCCTCCTTGTAGTCGCTCCACCTTTCTTGAAAGCCTGGCGTAAAGCCATACGTCTGGAATGTAATGTCGTACAGCGCATAACCGTCAACGTCATTACCAGCTTCTACCGCTGGGTCTCGCCACACAAAGTTATTGTCGTCGAAATTCCACACTAGGCTGTGGCGCGTAAGTGTTTCTGCGGCAGCACCGGCAGTCATTGACACTGCAAGAACAATATCTGAAGCGGCTGACGTATTATCTGACGTGTCGGTGACTATGACGTTAACTTTTGCGTATGAGTTGTCTGCCGTTGCAATAACAGAAGCAAATGCAGGCTCGCTTTGCTCTGAATATACCACATCGTCAAATATCCACAGGTAAGTAAATGGGCCTGCGCCTCCTGCTGTGACCGTAAAGCTATGCGCGGTATCTATCGTTGCGTATGATGTTGCAGGCTGAGTTACTATTGATGCTGTCATAATAATGTCTCGCAATACGATGGCGAAATATAGGACGCGAATGCTTTTCTTGTCTCATATGCTTCTTGCGTTGGCGCAAACCTAGATCCATCTCCAACTGAAAGGCTTAAAGCGCAATTTTTTGTATTGCCAGTTTCTCCTCCCGTAATACGTGGTGAGGTAGAATATCTCTCCTTTATTATTCCTGTTGGAAATTTGTTAGGTATGTAGTGATAATACCCAGGCTTATCAGGCTCATATCCTGATTTGACAATGGCTCTAAATCCAGAAGCGACAACAGCACCGTTTTTTGATATCGAGCCTGTGCCGGAAATAACGGCGACACTGCCTGGGTAGTTAACAAGGCCGACAGAGTCAGGAGAGACTGTACTGAAAGAAAGATCTATATTAAACGACCAAATGTCTGGAACTCCGGGCGTTGATGGAGGTGTCTGCACAGTAACTTCATCTTCTCCGCCGTAATTGTTGTACGGATAATAGCTAATCATGGTGCTTGTTATTTTGTTTATTTTTACACCTACGCCACTAACGATAAGTTTTGAGCCGTCTGAGTATTTTACAGATACTGCAGCTATAAGCTCAAGAGCTAGAGGGGTCACGCTTACTGACTGGGTTATACTGTTAACCGCTATTGCCGATACTGATCCGCCAACAGAGTACGATTGTGTAGTTTGAGCTGTTACGGGAAAGTCATGAGATATTATATTTTGGTTTGCTATGGTGACAACTCTAAAGTCGTAACAAGCACCAGCCAATGCCGTCATTGCTGGCAGCGAATTAGCTTCAGATACTAGCTTTGGCAGCATATCCTGACTAACAAAATCAACTAGATAATGGCCAGATCCGCCGCCGAACTGGTCGTAAATTTCGCCCGTAGACGCATTAGCAGGGACTGTTGCGCCGGAGTAGTATCCGCCTAGCTTCCCTGCAAAGGCTGTGCTTTTTATTGCATCGCAATCGTGGGCAGCGCACTCCGGTAATGGCTCGACCGGAGGAACCGGCTCAGGATCTGGCAGCGGAGGCTCCGGAGTTTCTGTTGGCCCTCCAGGATCAGCCCCTCCAAGACCAGACCTTAAAGATCCGTAAAAGCCATTACCATCTGCCGAAAACGATATTAAAACCTCTTTATTGTCAGGGTCGTTTGTTACAAGGACTGAGTCCCAGTCAAAGCTCATGGAAGTGCCTCGCAATATGATGGCGGAACATAGTTTAGCTGCGACCTAGCAAAAGCCGATTGATAAGACGTATTTTTGCCGGTAGAATCAATAGCAAGTATCTTTGGTATTCCGCCGCTTTGAGGCTGCACTATCATTGCTGTTGTTGATGACTGTACAAGCAGGCTTGTCTGTGACAAATCACTGTAAGCGCTTCCAAATGTAGTGGACATCTCATTGCTAAACGGTGATGATATACCGCCATAAGACCAAGTTCCGCTTATTGACGATCTAGCGACGCCATTAGCTGAAGATATTACTCCGGTAGCCTTAACTACAATCCAGCCTTCCAGCGGCAAACTTGGTGCTTGCATTGTTTTTGTCTCAGCATCATAAATGTCTATCTCTCCATCATCCCATCGAATATTTATAAATGCAGATGCTGATGGCGTTATAGAATTAACCCATGAATTTATTGGATTTGAAGGCCATCCGTAAATTCCGTAATACATTGTCCCGCCTAGAGTGGCAAGCTTGATCGCGCTGCTTGACTGATTTGTTCCTAACACTCCGTTAGAATCAAATCTTACATATATTGCCGCGCTAAGATCATACTCGCCAGTAAACCCAGAGACATTAGTAAGGTCTTCAGGCCCTCCTGAGGGCGTAGTCCACGCAGGCTCTGGCAGCATATGACTTTTTTTTACAAGGAATGTCCTTGCTGCTGTATAGGTTGAAATGTAATGCTGATAGGTGGCTGCAACGCACGGGCCTGAGTTTCTTTCGGCAGATACGTTAGCCCTTGCTAGAAGCGGAGGACCAAAAGATGTATTTACAAGCGCGGCATCTAAAGATCCGGTCATTGTTGACATATCCGCCCAGAGCGGTTTTATATATGACGATCCAACAGCGCTGTTTGGATCAAATCCTCCTGCGTCAAGAAGGCCCGTGTCATTAGTGTACACTTCGGTAATGCCAAAGCTTGTTGACGCGGCGATGCCATCAGACACAAGAGTAAGCGCATCGCAGCTATGTGGGTCGCACTCCGGTAATGGCTCAACTGGAGGAACTGGCTCGGGCTCTGGCAGCGGTGGCTCAATAGGCTCTGCAGGTGCTCCTGGATCAGCTCCCCCAAGACCGGACTCTAAAGACCCGTAAAACCCAAATCCGTCACCCGGAAACGATATCAAAACCTCTTTTTTCTTTGGATCTTGAGTGACTAAAACATTGTCCCAATCAATAGACTTGGATGCCATCCTTTTTCCCTATTCGCTTAAAGAACTCTCGCTCTACCCGGTCTTGGGCAATTAGCTCAGGCTTTGAGCCGTCATGAATGTAGATTTGGTCTCTAGCGACGACAAAGTGGCGGTTATTGAACTCGCATACGGTGTGCATACCTGCCGCTCCCTTGTTAAACAGGCGCCTAAAGCCCATCACAAAGGCACCGCCTACGACTGACATTGCCGATGCGTCTGAGTCAGTGTAGATGATCAGGTTATCGTTAAGGGCAAGCGCTGTAACTATGTTTCCTGACCCTATGCCAACCTCTGACTGCCCAGACAGCGTAGACGGGCTCTCGTAATCCCACGAAGGCGTAAAAGCTACGCTAGCAGCGGCTGCAGGATCGCTCCACCACACTTTATTTGGCTGAAACAAGCCTGACTCTGTGACGTTAAGAGCTACAAGATAGTTTTTCAGCGGTATAATTACCCGGCACTTTGCCTGGGTGTTAACCGATGGGCTGGCACCGCTGGCAATGTCGTTTGCGTCAGAGATTATCCCCCAGTTCGGCAGATCTATTAGCCGCTGCAAGCTGTCATCCCATATTTGAGGTGCTGTAGTGCCATTGTTTACAATAAATGTGGCGCCCCACTCAAACCCCTGCCATACGCCAGGGTCGTACCCCAAAAACTCACCGCCATCACCTAGTGGGCCTATGTAATCCCAGGCTGCTTTTGAGTTAACGTCGGGAGCTCCTGTGCGCTGATCCCATCGGTACGGCATATCACGCCCTGCGCCATCCCTAAAGATGGCCATGACGTAGCTAGAGAATGCGTCAGTCCAAGATAGAATGAACTGGCAGTCTGTCCCGGCGTATGATATGTCCGGGCTTCCCTCCGGGTCATCAACTACTGGTGCTGACTCAAGCACCTTCTCGATCTGGCCGCCAGTGAATCGTACATTAAGCGCGTCAGACCATGCGTTTATCGGCAATGACTCAGAAGGTGTATCCTGAATAACACCTAGCTGGCCATAATTCCTGATAGGAACGATTGGCATTAGGCAGAGACTCCGACATAGCAAATGTATGCAAGCAAGAAATGCGCTGGCTCAAGGTCTGCGCGATTGATTCGATGCTCGTGATCAAACTCAGATATGGTTGCGCCTGCCGAGATTGATATAGGGTCGGGCGTTGAGTTGCCGTAAGGACTTGTTGGGCCAACATTGGCAGATCCACCACCATTCGGCGTTGCTAGCGCGTACTGAGGATTGTCGCTTGACCCGATGGCTGATGTAGGGCTGCTAGCAGTAACCTGGCCTTGAGGCCTATCTCCACCAGATAGTCCATAAGTAGAGCCGTCAACAGTCATGTGGATGTGTCGAGGAATATTGCCTTCGTTAAGCGTAACTTCCGAGATCTTCGAGTACGACTTAGCGGTAGTAGTGCCAATTACGTAGGGCGACGTAGTCGTAGCTGTAGCAGACAGTGCAGGACTTGCGCCAGACGTGGCGGTATTGTCGCACTTGATAAACTTGCCTTGCAGGTTTGGCGTAGTGTATCCGTTAACGCTTTGGCCGTTAGCGATGTACCAGCCCTTAGCTGTTAGCGTGGCCACCGATGCAGCGTTAGACGGGTCACCGAACCAAGACATGACCATGCCTCGAGCAAGTACTGGTGACTCTGTGCCAGGGTCTGGCGCCACAACGCTAAGCACGTCTGTGAATAGCTGAGAGAAGTCAGCCTCTGTTGGCTCTGTTGTCCCGGCGGTGCCATATGTTGATGGCTTGGTGATAGCGCCATTTACGGCAGGGAAGGTTGCAACCAAGGCGTCTTTAATGCTTCGGATTTCCGCTGCACCGTCACCAACAAACGAGCTGTCTGCTGGGATTGCTGGGTCTAAGGATGAAATGCTCATTATTGATTCTTGCTCCAGTAATAGTCGCCGCCTACGCTAGTAACCTTCATGCCGCCAGCAACCTGTTGTCGTTTGTGTTCTTTCTGAATCTTGTCCATGTTCTCGTCGTAGCGCACCTGATACATCTGCATACCCTCTGGGTCGCGCAGGTACACTGCCGCCTCTGTCAGGACTGCGTACAGATAAACCTGCGGGTGCTCATTGAAGAAGAAGGTGGTAGATAGGTCGTTAGCCAGGTCAAACTCTGTTTGCTCATAGCCGTACAGTGTCAGCGTTGCAGGCTCTCCGCCGGCACCTGGTGCTGGGTCGGATGGTTGAGCCCAGCCGCTGAAGTAGATGCTGCCGTTATTGTTAACCCAGACACCGTCTCGGTGGACTTGGTTGGTCAATTCCTTTACGTACTGATCCCAGCTAACTTGCTGGGCGATCTTCCCGTCGATTTCAAGCGTCTCTATTTCCCTCACGCCCGCTGAGGCGATTGGATTCTGCTGCAGCTCTGATGCAAACGTGGTTGATATAACGTACTCTGTGGCAGATACGCGAGACCTGTAGTCGCTGTTAATGCGCGACTCGGCGATCTTGATGAAGTCGGGGATCACTGATGCCAGATCCTCCCTGTTGAGCCAGTCAGCTACAGACGACTTTAGCTCGCCTAGGTTAGTCAATGCCATTCTCAGTCACCTGTATAGATGATGCCGCGATCCGACACCTTGTTGGTTGCGTGTGTTGTGTGCAGCTTTGCAAAGTCACGAGACAGAAAGTACTTCATGAACTTGTCTTTAACTCCTGGGCCGGTCGGGTCTGTCTTACCCTTCTGACCGCCTGCGTTGATAGCAAAGTCGTTGAGCGTATAGTTATGCTTCTCAAGCCAGTCAGTGATCATGGTTACAGGAACTGACCCTAGGTACTGATACCCGCTGCGGTTCTCTGCCCGAGTAGCGCCATTGACCTTCTCGTTAAGGTACTTGACCCGGTCCATAACCGGATCCATGTCCTGCGAGAAGTGCCGGTAGTTGTTGCCGCCCTCAGAGATAAAGGTTTTTTTCAGTCCATTACGGTTAAATAAGATTTTGCTATCAGACACACTCGTCTCCGTATGATTTGGTTATATAGCCATAGAAGGCTTCAGGAGCCTCTCTGAGCCATCCTACGCAAAGCAATACAATCGCATAGGGTAGCTTAGAGAAGCCCCTCAGAGGCCCGTATAGAGCCCCTGAGAGGTGTAGACTTAGCTCAAGGTCAAGTCTGTTGGTACAGCGTCAACTACGAAGTGCGCCTTGTCGTTCAGCACAGCAAATGTGCCTTCACGCAAGACCTGGCGACGCATAGAGTCACCGACCTTCGCCAATTCCCAGTCAGTTGTGGGACGTAATACACAAGTCGCGAGGTACTCGAAGTCGAGGCCCTTGATTGCGTCATCTGAGTTACGGTCAATCACAACGTCCAGCTCACCAAAGTTAGAGACGTACAGGTCAACGACGTTTACTACTGTCTTGTCGCTGCCGAAGTCACGGGTGCGGCCAGATGCACGAGCGAAATCGCTGATGTACAGGCTGTTAGCTGGATTGACTACCAAGTAGCCGGGGTTGCCGCCTGCTTCGTAGCAAGTCTTGTGAGCAGCTACAATGGCCGCCTCAAGCTGTGGGATGGTAGTAAACGCAGCAGCGCTAGTGATGTTGCCTGCAGCAACCTGAGATACCAGTGAAGACATCTCACGAGCAGCCGATGTAGTACCAGCCGAGCCAGTCTGACGAGTGCCGCCAGGCTTGCCGTTAACTGCCAGTTCTTCGTCGTTAGCCAGCTCGCCGTAGATGCGCTCTAACTGGAACGCCATCTCAGAGTCACGGCCATACTTGTCAACAGCTTCCAACGTGCCTGCAATCTCAGCGACCTTGGTCATGATCTGGCAGTAGTTAGACTTGTTGGTTACAGCGGTTGAGCTGTCGGCAGGTGCGTCTGCGCCTTCAACGGCTTTGTTGGCCGCTGCAGCAGTCAGCTCATGCTGATGCCATTCGTGGATCTTGCCGGTAGCGCGCAAGGTCTTTGACATTGAGACAACAGGGCTGTCTACGGGAGAGATGCGGTAGATGGCGTCTTGTACGTCTTCTGCCTGACCGATCTGAGTGTATGAATCGAATTTAGCCATTAGTGATAATCCTTATCGTTTGTTGCGCTCTGCCCGGAGCTGTGCTGCTTTCATTGCAGCGAAGGCCCCTTTTGTGCCGGGCGAGGATTCAGTGAACTGCTTCTGTGCAGTGGAGTACTGACCTCGATCGTTCCGATCTTGCGGACGGGCTGCGCGATGTTTAGGTGGGTTTGCTTTGGTCTTAGCGACCTTTTTTTCAACGACTTTTGCAGCTTCCTTGCTCTTTTGCACCTCATTCAGTAACAGGATCATGCGGTAGTCCGTGGACTGGAAGAACTCCTCCTGCGAATAACCGTAGTCTGCTGCCACCTCGCCTAGTTGCTTGTACTTGTCAGAACTCCAGTCAGGGATTCGCGTCTTCAACCGCTCACGAGCAATCTCAGCCTCACGCTGTAGCCGTGATTCCTTGGTTTGAGCCATGCTAGCCTTAATCTGCTCAGACATGGCGCCGAACTGCTGCGCCTGCTGTTGGGCCTGCATCATCATCTGCTGGTACTGTCCGTACTGGTCCTGCGACAACTGCGCGGGGTTTACTGATTGTAGCTGCTGTAACTGCTGGGTTGCCATTCCAGCAAAGTAGTTAGCGAACTGCTCCGCTTCTTGGTACTTGTCCTCAAGCTCGTGACTGAACTTCACGGTCGATGCCTTAGCGGTATCAAGTGAAGACTCAATCTCTTTGCGGTTCGCTGTTACCCGTGAGAACTCTGCCTCGAGAGACTTATACTTGCTCTCGAGCTCCATGTACTCTGGGCTTACCTCTGACTCTGCATCCAGATCAGGGTCACCTTGCGGCTCCTGGTCGTCGCTTAACAGGTCATCCGTGTTGTCGGTGTCGTCGAACTCACCGATAGGATCATCACCAGTCTCTGGGTCACCCTCTACAGGCTCCTTGACTTTAGATGTTATGGCATCATCTGGGGCGTTTGCTCTCTCTGCGCTGAGTCGCTCCAGGAACTCGTTTCTTACTTCAGACATTAACTCTCACCTCGCTGTGCGTTAGCCTGTTGTTGTAATGCTGTCTGCGCCTGAATCACCGCACGGTTGAGGCCGCTCACGACCTTTGCTAGTGCGTTGCCTTCGCGCCTGATTTCTTCCAGCGTCCGTGTATGACCTGCCTCTGTCTCAAAGAACCGCTTCTGCAGATCGTCTAGCACCGCTGCATAGGCCATGCCGAACACCGGGTTTTGTAATAGGTTGGCAGCTTCCTGCCCGACCCGGATAACTTCATCGTAACTGTAGTTGTCGCTCACACTCTCTCCTGAGCCCTCTGAGGGCGTTCTGTGCCACCCCTATGGATGGCATTGGTTATCCCGTGAAATTGCTCACAGGTCGTTCTGAGGCCTCTGGTGGCGATCTATCGCACCTTCATCAGCTCAATGTCTAGCTTGCGATCACCTTGGCGCGTATCTGCTGATAGCTCACGGTCAGCTCGCTGGTTGTCCTCCATCTTATCCATCATGTTGTTGTTCAGCATCGCCCAGCCTTGATCAATCTGCTGTTTTTGCAGGTCCATCTGGAATTGAGCCATCTGCTGCTGCATCTGCATCTCTTGCTCGGCCATCTGCTGCTTCTGCATCTGTGCCTGCTGGAACTCCTCCGAGTCTGGACGCATTAGGTATCGCGAAGTATCTGACACACCCAGGGAGTCGAACACGTCATCAAACAATGCATGACGCTGTGCAAGCCCGTATAGCTGCGACGCCTCAGGATCGTTGACGATCATCTGGTGCATGGTCATCAACTGCTGTGCAGACTGTTGTGCTTCATTTGGGGTCAGCGCAACGGCGACGTCCATCTCGTCGTAGTCACCGGTCCAGCTTGCCGGGATCACTGGGATCATCTGGCCTGAGGCCTCTGTCTGATCCTGTGACTGGTCGTACTTCTTGGCGCACTTGACGATGTACTTGAACAACGGAATCAAGAACGTCTGAGCAAATGATCTTGCGTCAGCGGTGGGTCGTGATGATGCGCTGTTAGTTAGGCGCTCAACCATGTCCTTGGCGTTTTGGTTCTCAAGCACCGCCGTGTTCATGCCCTTGGTGAGGGATGACAGACCGGATCGTGCCTCGGTGTCCTGCTGCATCATCTGTAACACATTGAACGTCACTGGTGACAGCTCAGGAGATGGTAATGCCTGCACTGCGCCGATCTGCTCGGTGAAGATGACACCGCCGGTAGTGTTGTCGATCAGGTCTCGTGGGTTGAGGATCAGGTCATGCACAGCCTCGAAGCGCGAGTTATTGCGGATGTTCTGGTTATCAATAATCGCCCGCTTGAGAACTGAGTTAACCTTCTGGCTATGAGATACAACGTCGGCGCCACACATACCGTTGGCGGTGTGACTGATGCGTAACTCTGACCACTCAAAGAAGGGCATCTTGTCTTGCTCGCGAATAGCGAACGAGCCGTCGGACCACTTGAGGATCTCATTCTCAGACCAGTGAATCTCATACATCAGGGTCTCGTCTGGGAACTCACCGAACTCAGCGCCGATCTCTGACATATTTATCCAGGTCCACGTCTTATAGACGGTGGCTGTCTCCTGGTCATCCGTTCGGTTGGTGCCTCGAGTAGACGTCCATGAGCTGTTGCCTGCATCGCGAGATACCTGCACGTTGTCCGGGCTGTACTTGCGCTCACCGTTAAGGTCCATGATCTGGTCACGGTCGTAACCGCTGCGGATCAGTGTCCCTTTGGGTATCTCGTCTTGGTACGTTGCCCACATAGCATCCTTCAGGCTAGATGCCAGGGGATCTCTGTAGTAGCTCTCAGGACGGCACACAGTGAACTCAAAGTCACCTGCCTGCTTGACTATGGTGATCTCGCCGGACAGCGCCACAAGATCGGAAGA